GACTAAGGGCAGCATAACCGGAGGGATCTTACCCTCTATATTTTTTTAATTATACCCTGAAGATAGGATTAAGTAGACCTCATAACCCTACTTAGTCCTTCTTCTTTTTTATGAAATAAAGTTGCTAGTTACAAAGATATTTCTTATATTTAGATATAATTAAAAAGATAAACATTATGAAAAATTATTTAGCAGTAAACAAGACCTATAGTGAGTTAGAGGCAAAAGGAGTTAAAGAGGATAACGATTGTGTTCCTAGAAGTTTAGCAACAGCATTTGGAGTATCTTTAAGAACGGCATATAAGTTAGCAGCAGATGAAATGGGTAGAGAGGCTAAGAAGGGAGTTACTACAGTAAGGATTAGAGAAGCTTTTGAAGCAGGAAAGTTTAATAAAGTAAATGGTAGGAAATTCTCAGTAAGGACTATGAAGAAGGAAGAAGTTACTAACGCTTATAAGAATAAAGGAGAGATTGTTCTTAGAAAGAAAACGGTAAAGAGTTTCATTTCAAGCCATCCTAAAGGAACTTATATTGTATTAGTTGCTAAGCATGCTTTTACAGTTAAGGATGGAGAGTTATTAGATCATGATACTTTTGGTAATCAACCAACAAGAAAGGTACTTAATGCTTTTCAAGTAGTAGGAGAGAAAGTAGATAACGGTCAGCTAGAATTTAACTTCTAGTTGGCCCCTTAGGGGTATAGTATTAATTAATAATTAAAGCAATAGAGGTATGGAAACAGTATTAGTAATAATAGGAATAGTATTATATATAGCACAGTTTGTAACAGTATTAATAGTCGTAGCGGTAGATGTGATTGATGTAAAGGATCACCAACATAATGCCTTTGTACACTATAGGAGTAGAAGAGAAATCCTTATAGATCTTATACCTGGAAGCTGGATATTAAGGATAGTAAAAGTTGTACGTGAGTGGTATAAGACTTTAAAATAGATTTGTAAGTATGCATTATATTTCTTATCTTTAGATATATTAATAATTAAAAATTATAAAGGTTATGACAAAACAAGATTTTTTAAACGGTAAATCATTCTCAATAAAAGGAGATTTTAGCAACACAACGACTTATAAGTATAGAGCAATCGATAGCGATATTGGATGTGTAGAGAGAGAATATAGAATGACTAACAGTCTAAATACTGTACTACTTACAGATAATATTATGAATGTAGAGAAGATAGGTACAAAGAAAGTTCACCTATTTACATTCCTATTTAGAGATAAGATAACAAAGAAACTATCATATGAAGATATGATTGCATTTAATACAGTAGAATAGATTGTAATAAGAAATTACTTTTTAATTATAAGGTGAGGGAGAGATTCAAGAGGATTTCTCTCTCCCTGTATACACTGATTAGGTCAAGGTGAGGTCAAGGTGATATAACTATGACAGTATTGTTCCCACAAGCGGCGTGAGAGACGTCGTGGCGAGCCATACTAGGTAATGTATTTCTCATAGATTTTGAGTATATAGGGGTATATATGTATATATGTTTATGTTTTTGGAGAGAGAAAACCCGACTTTTATTCCTTAGAATCCTAAAAAAAAATTTTGCAATATTTTCTAGCCTATAGGGGTTGTTGTGTTATAGCTATTTATCTATAGATGAATAAACTTAACCCACATACCCTCTTCTCTATATTTGAACAAGGAGATGAGGAGGTCTACAAGGAGCACGATGTCTTAGGTGTATTAGATAATCCTTATGTTCTAATAGGGATGGCAGTAACAGGGGTAGAAAATTTTGCATTGATAGATCAGATGTACCTATTAAGGTATCCAGAAGACTATGGAAGGGTCCGTGATAAGGTAAAGCGCAGATATTACACCAAACTTTATACATACCTTACAAGGGTAGACCTAGCAGAGCTTGGAGATGAGTATAAAATAGGGGAGGATTACGATATAAGTAGATCTATAGACTCCATACTAGACATACAGATATACTTTCAACAATTAGAAGAATACGAGAAATGTAAAATAATACAGCAGTTTAGCGACTTATTAACCGGTTTAAAGTTGCAAACTCTTATATAATTTCGTATATTTAGGTATATTAATAATTAAAACCAAAACTATATGGATTTTGCAAGTATTGTTATATCGTATCTATCAACAGGTCTCATAATGGCTTTTATAGTTACATTAGTACAACATATCCAGGGGGTAGAGAAACCTTCTCCTATGTTAGCTATAGTATCTACCTTCTTTTGGCCGATAGTATTAAAACATATAGTAGTATCGTATTATAGTTTAGGTTAGTAAAAATAGGTTATATGAGAAAGAAAGTTAAGTATAAGGGATGTGAGTTAGCATCTCCTATATATAGACAGATTGTAGCAGAGAGTATAAAGCAATCTAATGATAAGTCTATAAGTGAGGTAGGAAAGAAAGCAGGTAAATATAAGTTATATGAATAGTAGAGAGGTAGTCAAAATCAATCGTATTACTCCAGAGCAATCAAGTAAGTATATATCATCTACAGAAGATCTTACAGAAGCGCCTATACACTTCTATACATTAACTCCTTCTACTAACCCAGACCGTCCTTCTTCTGAAGGTTGGGAGGATGTTACATACTACACCAATAGGCTGAAGAACTATAAGATCCCTTATCGTGACGTAGATTGTCAATGGATATATATCCTCTCTAACCCTACCCTTCCTGGTATGTTAAAGATTGGGTTTACTAAGAATAGACCTGCCGAGAGAGTTAAGCAGATTAATGCTGCTACGGGGGTACCGCTTGATTTTAAAGTAGAGTGGGCGTTCGCTTGCTTTAACGCACATGATCTAGAGAAAGAAATACATACCTACCTACAAGCGACAGGTGTCCGAGTAAATAATAGAAAAGAATTCTTTTATATCGATCTAGATAAAGCAAAAGAGGTTGTTACCGAACTAGGTAAGCTATATAGTATGGAAGGTTTAAAATAAAAACTCGGGGCGACTTCGCGCGTTTTGCGCGGCGGCGTACCTGTTTTACTGCCTCCTCTCCCTGTTTTCTCAAAATAACTTGCAAAACAGTTTTTTATTCGAATTATTTTTAATACCTTAGTAATAATAAAGAAAGAAAGTAATAAGGCAATATAATATATAAAATAAATTGACTTAATTAATATATAAAATAAATTAATAATAACATGAGAAATAAAACATTAATTACAACTAAATTAGAAAGAATAGAGTCTAGTATAAGAAACTTAAACTTCTCTATAGGTAGAGGAGAGAGGAAGGATTCATATAAAGCTATAGATGATATTAAAGAACATATATCTAATATTAAGACATTACTTAATACCGAAACTCAAGACTAATTATGTTACAAGCAGAACAAATATTAAAAAATTATGATAAGCATCTTAAGATAGTTGATAACTATATAGAGGATGAGCGTAAGGAGTTAGTACATACTATGCTTGCTAAGTTGGGAGAGAACTACGTGATGTCTCCTGCTAGCGGTAAATCTTGGTACCACAACGCTTTTCCTGGAGGGTATGTGGATCATGTTAATAGAGTTGTAGAGTATGCGTTAAAGCAGATGAAACTGTACTCTGAAATGGGAGGTTTAGTAGATTTTACTGAAGAGGAGTTAGTCTTCTCTGCTCTTTTCCATGATTTAGGTAAGATAGGGGATGGTAACGTTCCTAACTACTTACCTCAGAACGATAAATGGAGAAGAGATAAACTCTCAGAGATATATACCTTTAATGAGGATTTAGATTTTATGCTTATTCCAGACAGATCTTTGTATATACTCCAGAAATTCGGTATAAAAGTTAATCAGAAGGAGTATCTAGCGATAAGATGTCATGATGGAGTTTTTGATAAGGCTAATGAAGCTTATTTTTTCTCACATAGAGAGTCTTCTAGGCAGAAAACATCTATAATATCTATATTACATAGTGCGGATTTCTTAGCATCTAAGGTAGAGTATGATATTTGGAAGAGAAACGGCGGAGACAGTACTCCTAAAGTGCAGAAAACCACAAGTACTACAGGGAAGCAAGTTAAATCATCAGAAAGCCTTACTAATTTATTAAAAAATATTTAAAACAATGGTAATTACTATTATTATATTAGCACTAACTACACTGATTGCGATTATAGCTATTAGGAATCTTATGATAAAAGTAGAGAGATATGAAGATATTACAGTGGATCAAACCAAATACCTTCAAAATATATCAGAATTAATTAAAGATTCACAAAAGCACCTAAGAGATCTAGACGAAAAAGGGGTATTCGAAGGAGAAGATGAGGTCGGTTATTTTTTTAAACAAATGATGAACGTACAAAAAGAGCTAGACAGGTATATGCTCCCTCAGAATTATGGCAAGAAAGAAAAGCAGTAACAATTATTTTACAAAAGAAACAGAAAATTACATAGTTAAATACAACCTATCAGAAGATCAAGAATATAGAAATAAAATCTTTACTGAACACATATACTACCCGTTTTATAAGTTAGTAGAGAATATAATACATACTTTTAAGTTCTACTACACTGATGTAGATCAAATAGAAGATTTAAAACACGAAGTAGTTTCTATGTTACTTGAAGAGAAGATAATGAAGTTTGATTCAACACACGGAGCAAAAGCATACTCCTACTTCGGAACAATAGTTAAGAGGTGGTTGATTAATTATAACAATAAGAATTATAAAAAACTCAAAAGGATAGGTTCTTTCGAAGAGATGGAGGAGAGTTATGAGAACCTCTCAGAGAAATCAGATTCATCTGGATTAACATTACAGCAGTTCTTAGATATATGGGTAGATAGAACAGACAATGAGTTAGAAAGTATGTTTATAAAAGAGAGTGAGAGAAGGATAGCAGACGCCATTCTTACAATATTCCGGAAGCGTTACGATATAGACATGTTTAAGAAAAAAGCACTTTATATATACGTCAGAGAGATGACAGACTGCGAAACTCCTCACTTAACTAAAGTAGTCTCCATACTGAAGGAAGATTTTTATAAACTATATAAAAAATACTGGGAAAGTAATAAACTGCAAATAACCTAACTGCATTATATTTATATATAAAGGTATGGAATCTAATAAGGAAATATTTGCAGGCAAGAGCTTATCGAACCTCTTCGAAGAGATCTACACGAACTCTAGAGAAACTAAGTCTCAAGTTAAAGGATTGATAGGAGAACTAAAACCACTTATAGAGAATATAGGAGACGCAACCCTCCTTGTACCTATGATTAAGGAATACATGGAGATAGGGGTAAAGAATGACGAACACTTAATAAAACTAGCAACAGTAATCCAGAGATTCGAAGCTTTAGAAGCTAAAGGAGGAGATGGAGATCCGTTCGATTTTCACGCAGAACTTCAAGACCTTCTAGAACAGTCAGAAGAAGTAAAAGAAGAAGTAAAAGAGGAAGTAGAAGATCAAACCACAACAAACTTAAATGGCTCAGTATAGCACTAACCTTACAAACACTAACAGTAGCAAAAGCAAAAAAAATTCCCCTAGTAGTAGAGGTGCTTTTGGTAGAGTCTTAGATGTAATCCTAGATGAATCACACCCAAGCTACAGTACTAAAGGTGGAGCTAAGTCTATAAACGGTGTATTCTTTAAATACCAGAGAGTAGATACTTCTGAAGATACTGCAAGTAATTTGAGTTTTGCATATCAAGGAGCAGGTCAAATCAAAACAGTACCAGTAGTAGGAGAGATAGTAGAAATACAATCAGAACCTACCTCTAACAAAACTAAACTTGCTCAAGCAAACACCAATTACTATACTAAGATTGTTAATATATGGAACAGTCCAAACTGCAATCCATATATAAATGTATATGCAAATAAGACATTAGATATAGGTGCAGAAGGAACCTTCACAGAGCAATCTACTGTAAACCCGATAAGATCCGCATTAGGAGATTTACAGATAGAAGGTAGACAAGGACAGTCGATTAGACTCACAGGAGCTAAAGGAACAGCAAATCCATTTGTAGACGATACTAATAAAAGCAAACCTGCAATATTGATTAGTAACGGACAGATAGACACAGATGAAGGATTTACAACGATAAGTGAAAACATAGATAAAGACTTTTCATCTCTTTATTTTGTCTCCGATCATAAAATCCCCCTTACCCAAGCTAATATTAAAAGAAGAGCTTACACCTCTGCCCCTGACAGAGCTAATGAATTTAAAGGTAATCAAGTACTATTAAACTCTGGTAGAATATTTTTCAACGCTAAAACTGATGACATACAGTTATCGAGTGTAAGTTCGATAGGATTAAATACAGGAGGATCGGTAAACATCGACGCAGAACAATACATATGCTTAGACGGTCCTAGAATACTATTAGGAGAAAAAGCAAGGACAGCTTCTGAATCTACTAGAGAACCTGTACTATTAGGGAACCAGACAGAACGTTTATTACAAACG